CGACTTTCAGTTTTGCCACTTTCAAGTTTTCAATCTGGTCTTGCTGGATTTTTAAGGCATCCGCTAAGGGCTTGTTATCGCCGATATCGAAACGAATACCGTTTACAACTACTTCCATTGTTTTTCCCTCTGTTGGGTTTGGGTTTTGGTCACCGACGCGACAATCACCGCCACAGCGACCGTATTTCACCAGCGCCACGTGATTGCCTTTAAAATTGATAAATTTGGCTTGATACGGCGTACCATCAGGTGCCGTACCTTGTTCAAGGACAAGATCAGCCGCATAGCCCAATGAGATCTCAACGCGCTCATTGTTTTGGATTAAACCGATACTGTTCTGGTCTTTAATGATCAGATCACCGACCAAGAAATCACCTTCCTGGCGTACGTTCTCACATTCGCCAATGTGGTATTCCTTCCAGTTGGAAGCATTGATTTCATTCTTAGGTGGGTGATAGTCCGTAGCATCTACGCCGTCGAATCCTTTCATTACATCCGGTTTAAACAGATCCTCAGCTGCTACATAGACATTGATGGTCTGATCCGCCGTGAAGCCTTCCAGATTTGGAAATTCATAAGCGTAGTACTGACGGACTTGAGGTGCTTTGGCCAAACGTACGTTGACGCATTTGAGATACCCTTCTTGAGTAAATGAGCGTGTACTTTCGCTTGGTGCAAAGTCACCAATTTTGAGTTGGTAAATGAGTTTCATGAGTTAATGACTCAGCTTTTGTAAGGTTCCGCATAAAAGAAGTACACAAGCTACGATTGCCGCCATGTGTAAAAAGCACCAACCAAACACCCCTGAGTCATTATTTGGCTCAGATGCTCCAATTTTTTCCAATGGTGGAGGTGGCACAAATTCAGGTTTAGGCTCAGACTGTTTTGCTGAATTTTTGGCATTAAAAAAGAGCCCATTGGCTCTTGCTCTTTTTATTATTCGACTCACATCCTGGTGACCCAATGCTTCAATATGAAAATGATACACGATCACATTATTCCTGTTTTGAGCTTCCAGACGGCGATAAAAACGCTCCTTGGAAAATTTCTTTTTACGCATGACATCACCTTTCTATGGGCAATAAAAAACCCACTAAAGGTTAGTGGGCTCTAAACGCATAATTGTTTATGAAATTGTGATTTCAAAAACATATGCAGGAACTTCTTTAGCAGGATATTCAAATTTACTTACACTGTACGAGTCGGTTATTAATGTTTTATGCACTATCTGTAAATTTGCTCTTGCACCAAATAGAACTTCTTTTTCATGTCCTAAATTTGAACCATTATTTTTAAAAACATAAACCTTTGTCCTAGGATTAACTACCTTCAGAACATAAAGATGTATTTCACCTTGATCATACGCTTTGCCTTTAAACTCAGCCTCTCTTAAAGCAACTTGTGGACATAAAGTTGTAGATAATGGCTTTGATGTATTAAAAGCTAACACTCCATCCTCAAAAAGAAAGCCACCATGGAAAAAATATTGTCCTTCCGACGGAAGATAGCCAACATTATTTATTTCAGCATCAACAGCATCCAAATTACAAGATGGATAGGATTTTTGATATTTTTCAATATTTTTTGGAATACTGGATGGCATTTTCCTACGCCAACTTTTAAATGCTGTACTTTTATTTAATGCGTCTTCAATAAAATGTGCTAGCGCATTATCCATACCTTCTTCAACCATATGTCGAGCCGCTTCAAAAGGTGAGCTTATGGTCTTTTCCACTTTATCATTAATACCATCCAGTATTTCCCAAACTGAATATTGATTTTTTATTCTTTCTTCTGGTGTAGGATTTCTTTTGCTCCATATTTCATAAGGACAGCAAAACGCATCAAATAAAGGCAAGGACATTATATTTCTCATAAGATAAAAAAATATCTATATGGTTTCATAGATTTTTTTCAACCTTAATCAATCAAAATATCCTCATAGTTTGGCAACGCCGTGCATCGGCATTTAATCTTTTGACCAGGATGCCCACCCTTAGGCGGTGAATCCCATCGAAAGGTTTTACCATGATGACTTCGGCATAAAGGACGTACACGATCATCGTTGGAATCTTGCCAATCGTATGTTTCCACCCCCATGGATTCCTGACGTTTCTTGTTGATCGCGCCGTTGATCTTGCCCATCTGATCAGCTGCAATCAGTCGTGCACGAAAGTCTGTACTATGACCGAGCTTTTTAATTTCCTGAGCCAGTTCCTCGTTGGTCTGCCCTGTTTGCAAGGCATTCATTACCAAAGCTTCAAGCTTGTCGGTGTACTGACTTGGAATAGACTTAATCAGCGAAACGTTTGCAGCAATCTGAGTATCAATCTCATCTTGAATATCAGCACCACGGAAAAACGGCGTAAGGTCAACACCAAGAATCGTTTTGGTATGACTGGCAATCTGCTTATCCACTTCCTTGCTGGTATCCATGACCACCTTAGTGGCCAAAGATACCGACACTTCCATGGTATACTTCACCATCTTTTCACGTAACGCCGCGAATAGATCCGTCACCCAGCTATCACCAATGTTTTGCCCTACCGTAGGTAAAACAAAATCCTTGGTTTGTTCCTGGCAGTACTTGGATATTTCCAAAAGCTGACGTGTGTAGAACAACTCAACACGTCGATTGACCTTGACTGCTTTAGGCTTAGCCTTACGTCCTTTCTTGCGTTTCTTGATCTGCTGAAGCTGAGGCTTAAGAATCTGTATGATCGTCGTCATTGGCTGTCACCATAGTTTCCAGCAATTTAATGTGATCTTCACCAATCACAGAGTAAACGCCGTCGATATTAAGCTGACGCGCAATCTGTGGCTCAGTGATGATGCCCATATTGAGATACTTTTCATCACGCTCAGCGTTGGCTTTCTCCACTTCCGCACGGACTTTCGCATCCAATTGCCAAAGCGGATTAAACACGACATTCAGCTCAGGAATTTGACGTCCAAAGGTAGACTGACATATCACGGCGAGGAACTTCATCAAGATCGGCTTAACATGCCATTCTTGCTTCGTTGCAATCGTGTCGTAATAATTACGAGTGTCATGCTCACCAGTAGCATTCATTCCTGCAGGTGATTGGCCAAACAGAATCGTATAGGGAATATCTGCCGCACCCGCCGTCTGGACTGAGAATTCACGCATCATGTCAGGCAAGCCAGCGAAGTTATATGTCTTGGAACTGTATTCTTCCTCAGCATCAAGGACCAGCATGCCATTCAAGCTTTTCATCAAGCCCACAGACATAAAGCGCTCCATGACTCCTTTCATATCCTCTTTGATCTTGTCGACCAGGTTAGGCGTTTGAATAACATCAATCTTAGATTCATGAATCAGGCTGGCGGATCCACGCTTAACACTGGCATGATCGAGCAGATCCTCATAGACTTCCTGCAAAATACTTTGAGGTTCTTCATTCACCACATCCGCATGTGCAATACGGATTAAGCGAGAATAGTGAATGCGCTTCTTCGCCTCATTTCCCATCTTCATGTCGTAAAATTCGGGCTGTTTGAGCAATCCACAACATGCCGACGGTGGCAAATATGTGTTTTTGTCCGGTTCGATAGATTTCTTCTTAACCACCGTAAAGAATTCCAAACGACCTTGGCCAAGTTTCGAAATATCTAAAGGTTGATCTAAGTTACCGCCATCAGCCGTTCCAAGCAGGATGTACACAACGCCGTAGAGACGAGAAAGAATCAAGCCTGATAAAAGCACCTGATTTAAATGAAATGCCTTACACGCTTTTTCAAGGCGTTTTAAATCATCGCCTTGAATGCCTTCATAGAACCAACCAGCACGAAGCATGTCTGAAGCAGGGCGATTGACAATACGGCGTGCGAGCCAGTTCTGGTAAACCGCTTCAAGCTGATCATCGTCAATATCTTTACGGACGAACTTGCCACCTGTGGCTTTGTCACGCTCGGTACCAATGTTTGATACCAAGTTTGTATATGCACCAGCATCGCCAATGGCATTGATTGCTTTTTTGACAACATCAGCGACCATGGTTTTAAGCTTGC